ATTTAAATCAGGTATCTGGTTATGGAATTGGAGAAGGAGAATTTACTTTAGCAGTTTTATCTCCAAACGTTTCAGGAATTGGTGCTGACACAGGAGCAGGCGACTTAATAATTAATGGTGTTAACGTAGAAGTAAAAACACGAAGTGTTGGAGCTGCAAGATTTACAGACAGAGATGTTACAGTAACATCAGAGTATACTTCGTTGGTAAAACAATTTAGAGAAAAATATACAGAGCAGTTAGAAGCATACGAAACTCCAACAAAATCAGGATTAAGTTTAAAATACCTTTGCGGGTTTGCACAATCAGAAGTAATGCAATCTCCTAATAATAAAAATGCATTTGCACAAGACTTAGGAAATATATTACAAAATGTATTTACTATGGGTGTTGATGTTGGTCCTATTAGAGATGCTATTATGGCAGGTAGCGAAGGCAAAGCTTCTCAATTATATGCTAGAGCAAACATTGATAATTATTTAGGAATTAAAAGAGAAAAAGGTGCATTAGATGGAATTCTATTTATTGACAAGAGGCAAGGTTCTTTAGTTTATGTTAGAAATTCCACAGACTTAGATAAATCACCATTACGATTCCATCAAAATACTGCCTACGTGCTTGCATTCCAACAACCAGGACAATATCCATTCCCTCAAATGTATATCAAATAATATGTGGGATACTATTACACAACTAGCAACAGAACGTTTGTGGATTTACACAGCATTAGCAGGAAGTATATTTGGTGCATTATTCATTTACTGGATAAGAGACACATACATTGCCTTTTGGGCAATAAATAAGTGGGAAGCAACACTAGACTTCCTAATCAATCGTTGGGGCTGGAGCTGGTTTAAACATAACCCAGACGCATGGAAGGCCGCTAACCCAAAACTTACAAGAAAGATTGAAGAACTAGAAGCTCGTATTAAAAAACTAGAAAAGTAAGTATAATATGGATAAAGTATTAATAATAGGTTGTAGCTTTTCAGCAGGCTGGTATGAACTTCAGATTGAATATCCTCACATTTCAAAGGTTATGGAAGAAAAAGTATTTCATGACTATGGATGGTATGACGAATTGCCTGGCCATAATCAATATACAGTGTATGCACACCCAGGTGGTGGATATTTAAATTATGCTTACCTATTATATCAACTTTATAACTCTGGAGAACTCCAGAAATATTCTAAATGTATAATACAAGAAACGTGGGAATCTCGTATTTCTTTGTATCATACCGACAAGTATTCGCTCAACAGAGAAGAAGAAAAAATACATTTTTATCTTAAAGACTCCAAGTTAGAGTTTATAAAAAATATAGCTCTTATGGAACAAGGTAACATAATTAACACATTACAAACAACATTTGACGTAGAGCTAACCGTGCCGTGGAAAAATTACTTGACAGATATTGGAAATTCTATATACTTAGAGGCAGCAGTAGATAGTAGTGCATTAGCAATTGATCGTCTTTTACAAGATGCAAATATTCCTACTTATAGGTTTTGTGTCAACCTATCCAGTGTTGATAGATTCGACGATAGCATTAGTAACAATGAATGGCCACATATAAAACATATGAAACAGATGGATATGTGGCATGAAATGAGTGAAATATACAAACATCATTTATGCTGGCCAAAAGGAACTAATTTGCCAGATGAAAGATCAGGCCATTTAACGAAGCATGGAACAATGTTACTTGGAAAACTAGTAGCAACTAAATTAACAGACTTTTTGTAAAGAGATAGTGATATACATTGAAAGATAAAGTATTAATAATAGGTTGTAGCTTTTCAGCAGGTTGGTGGACACTCGCAGAGAAGCAAGGTAAAAAGAATACAGGTGCATGCGAAGATTTACATGACGATTATGGATGGTATGATGAGCTTCCTAGCGAGGATGAATACACAATCTATTCACACCCAGCTGGTGGATATTTAAATTATGCTCATCTAATTAATAAACTATCAGATTCTGGAGAGCTAAGTCAATATTCTAAATGTATAATACAAGAAACATGGGAACCACGTGTTTGTTTATTTGTGCATGATGATTATATGCCTGTTTTATCCAGAGACAATATACATTTATACCAACAACGTGGTTTAAAATCATTTGTAAAGAATATGATATTACCAGGTAAAAGTGGATTAGTAGATGATATATCAAAAAGATGGTTTACTAGGTTTAGCGATGCTCAAAAAAACTACTTGACAGATATTGGAAACTCTGTATACTTAGATACAGCAATAGAAAGCAGTGCATTAGCAATTGATCGCATATTACAAAATGCAAATATTCCTGCTTATAGATTTAATGTTAGTGAAAAGCAAAATCATTTAGAACTACCACATATAAGACACATAACTGAACTAGATATACACAAAGAAATGTTTACAATTTTTGATATACATAGAACTGGATCAGGATTGCCAGAACCACTTGGCACGTTAGGTGGACATCTAACAAAACAAGGAACAAAACTAATGGGCAAAGCAGTAGCCAATAAATTAAAGGATTTTTTGTGAAACAACTATACCTAGTATGCACCCGTAGTGCGGTTACCGCCAGTGCATTAACATATATAATTAACTCAAGCCCAGACTTTTATAACATGTCACACAATAATCTGTGGCTAGAAGAAAATAGTGAATGGTTTGGTAAAGCACACATCATTAATGATTGGTGGAATGTGCATGATAGTATTTCAAAAGCGTATGATCCAGATTTTAGAAACAACATAGAGTTATCAGAAGAAAAACTAATTGCAGTTGTTGATGCATGGAATGATTTTCCGAGCAATAAACATTTATGTCTGTTTACACATGCCCGTAACACAGCAGATATTATGCACTATGCACAGAAGAACAATTTACCTGTTAAAGTAGTTACAACAATTATGGGCAACAATTCACATCATTTTATCAGTGCATTTTTACGCAGAGAATATAATGATGAAATGAACTCATTTGATGATATATTTGAAATATGGAAATACATATACTATCAACTATCACATCAAGATGACGTATGGCAAGAATCATATGACTATTGTTTCCAAATGTCAGACTGGTTACATAATCCAACAGACTTGTATACTACATTAGGTGTAGAAACATGTGCTGATATTAGCATATGGACTGATCAATACTTAAAATGGAATGATAGTGACTATCTTGTAGAACCAAAAGATACTATGTTTAATGATAACGTAGTAACACGTATGGAATTCCTCACCTGGGCATTTAACAATGCAACAAATCTACATAATAGTTCTGAAAAGATTAAATTTGCTATTTTGTTATACCAGATGTATAACAACAACTACACAAACTCCCCTCAACAATTTATCAAAGATGCTCAAAAAACATTGGGTATTGACTTGACATAACAGCTTAAACCTGTTATTATATATACTAATTCAACGATTAACGGAGGTCTAGTATGACAACATTTTCTGAAGCAGACGTAAACAAATTGAAGCATCTTATTAAAGAAGGCATTCAAGTAACACAAGAAGTAGAAACCTTGCGAGAAGGACTTCGCGATACAGTAAAAGCAATCGCAGAAGAGATGGATATTAAGCCATCAATTCTTAATAAAGCAGTAAAGGTTGCATATAAGGCAGAATTTGCCAAAGCACGTGATGAGTTCGATGAACTTGAAACAATCCTAACAACAGTGGGCCGTGATACTTAATGAGTTATGTAGACGGTTATTTTAATAGAGATAAAGATTGTCTACACGTAGTAGAACGAGTTAATGGTGAACGAAAGTTTAAAGACTTTCCTGCACGTTATCAGTTTTACTATAAAGACCCACGTGGCAAATATACAAGTATATTTGGCGATAAACTTGATCGTGTTGTATGCAACACAAGTAAAAAGTTTAATACAGAGAAAAAGATTCACGGACATAAAAAGTTATTTGAAAGTGATCTTAATCCACTTTTTAGATGCTTTTCCGAGAACTATGATCCTACGGAAACACCAGAACTGCACACAGCATTTTTCGATATTGAGACAGATTTTGATATGGAAAAGGGCTTTGCGCCACCTGAAGATCCGTTTAATAGCATAACAGCAATCAGTTTACATTTAAGTTGGTTAGCAAGAACTATCTGTCTTACAATTAAACCTAAAACATTAACTAAAGAACAAGCACAGGCAACATGTGATAAGTTTGAAGATACAGTATTGTTTGATACCGAAGCAGGTATGCTTGAAGCATTTTTAGACTTAATAGATGATGCAGATATTTTAACTGGTTGGAACAGCGAAGGCTTTGATATTCCATATACTGTTAATCGTGTAGCAAGAGTATTAAGCAAAAGCCATACTAGGCAGTTTTGTTTATGGGGGCAGTATCCTAAACGTAGAACATTTGAACGCTTTGGTGCAGAAAACGAAACATTTGATTTACTAGGCAGAGTTCATTTAGACTACATGCAATTGTATCGTAAGTATACATATCACGAAATGCATTCCTATAGTTTGGATGCAATTGGCGAATATGAACTTAATGAACGTAAAGTTGATTATGAAGGAACACTAGATCAGTTATATAACAATGACTTTGAAACTTTTATTGCATATTCTAGGCAAGACGTTGACTTGTTGGTAAGACTGGACGCTAAATTACAGTTTATTGACTTAGCTAATGTGTTAGCACACTCTAACACAGTGCTTCTGCAAACAACAATGGGTGCGGTTGCACAAACAGACCAAGCTATTGTTAACGAAGCACATCAGCAAGGCTTTATTGTTCCTGATAAGAAGTTTGATAAAGACACTACACAAGCTGCAGGCGCCTATGTTGCAGATCCTAAACGTGGAATGCACAAGTGGATTGGTAGTATGGATTTAAACTCACTGTATCCTAGTATTATTCGTAGTTGTAATATGAGCACCGAGACTATTATTGGTCAAGTGCGTCATACATTTACACGTGACTTGCTAGACAAGGCAAAAACAATTCCAGAAGCATGGGAGGGTCGTTTTGCAACACCAGAGTATGAACTTGTTATGGACAAAGATACAACAGAGCTCATGCATATTGACTTTGAAAACGGCGATGCGTTTGAAGCCACCGGCGCA